TTTAAAATAACCCCTCCACAGGAGGCAGAGAAGTACATAAAAACGGTTGAATGCCATAACTGCCATGAAGCTCGCGTAGATTGTTACGAAGCTGGATACAAGTCTGCCCATAACGCTGCCCTATCAGAATCCATTGATAAGATAGGTAATTGTGGATTAACGAGATACGACCATTTTGACTACATATTTTTAACTGAAATTTTAGAAGGATTAAAGATAAAACCATGAACATCGAAAGCTCTTACCAATACTTCAAAAGGCTCAGAGTAAAGGAAGTGCCATTCAATCAGCTACCTAAAAACTATGGGTGGATAACGGGTTGCGGTGGTGACGGATGGTATTGGAACTTCTTCACCCCGATTGAGTTAGATGTATCAAATTGCCCGGTCGATAAGATATTGATGTGCAAAATAAAACAGCTTTAAAATATTGCTTAAATTGCGGTTATGGAGTCCGATAATAACGGTGCAATAACGGATGAGAAAGGTAGGTTTCTTCCAGGGAACCCAGGAAAGCCAAAGGGGGCTGTTACAAAGGTTTCTACGAAGGTAAAGGAGTCTATAGTCAACTTTTTAGAAAACAACGTAGACGCGATCCAGGACAGTTTTGACAAGCTAAAGCCAATTGAAAAGCTACAGTTTGTTTCAGCCATCCTACCCTACGCCGTACCGAAACTAAGCAGCACACAAATAGAAGGGGAACTAAATGGCGGCATTACTATCAGGTACGAGAAACCAGGAGATTATATTTACCCTTCCCAAGATCAAAGTAATTCAGGAATCCCGGAAAGCATTTGATGAGGGGTACAGGATTATAGTAAACCAAGGGGGAACCCGATCGGGGAAAACTTTTAGCTTAACGCAGTATTTAATCTGTCTGGCTTTAACGGGTAAATATTCGATTTCTGTGTGTTCTGTGGCCTTTCCTCACCTTAGAAAGGGTGCAATGCGAGACTGGCGAAAGATTATGGAGGACTATAAACTCTACGATCCAGGGGCACATATGAAGACAGAACAGCTTTACACCTACCCCACGGGCAGTTATGTAGAGTTCTTCAGTGTAGACAACCAGTTGAAGGTACGAGGCCCAGGAAGGGATATTTTGTTTATAAACGAGGCTAATATTATAAACTATGAAACTTTTAGACAACTTCTTCTCAGGACTAAAAAGTGCATTTTCATCGATTATAACCCGGCGGATGAGTTTCATTGGCTATACGATAAGGTTCTCACTAGACCAGATTGCTACTTCATAAAATCAACCTACAAGGACAACCCATTTTTACCTAAAGAACAAGTAAATGAAATCGAAAGCTACAAAGAAGCTGATCCAAACTTTTGGAGAATCTACGGTGAAGGAGAGCGGGGACACTCTGAGGGGGTTATATACACTCATTGGAGCACTTATGAAGGATCCAAGGATGGAGGCAACTGTTACGGGTTGGACTTTGGGTATAACAATCCCACGGCGCTCGTCAAACTCACAGAAAAAGACAAAAACCTCTACGCTTCAGAAGAAATTTACCAAAGCCACCTAACCAACACCGACCTAATAGGCATGTTAAAGCAAATAGTCAAATCAAGCGATACCATTTACTGCGATGCAGCCGAACCTCAGCGCATTGAAGAGATCAGAAGGGCAGGATTTAAGGCCGTAGCAGCCAACAAAGACGTTAAAGCGGGTATTGACTTCATAAAGTCCAGAAAGCTGTTTACTCTGGCTCGCTTCTCCTGTTCACTTTCTTTAACCGGAATACCTCGTTGTCTACAATACCCTGATTCTTGAAAAGGATGCTTACACATTGGATGGCAAGTACATTTGTCCTTTACCGGCTCTTTATCGGGGAGAGATTTAGTTTCTTCTGTCATGATTATCAAATAGTTGCGAGTCTGCTTTCACTGTATCCAAATGCTTTTGCCATCTTCGGATGTTCCTCTATCCATCTATGACAATTTCGACAAACGGATAAGAAATGATTTGTGTTAGTAAGCAATTCGCCAATTCTGCCTTTTTTGTGGTGGATTTCTGAAGATTCCTGCTTCTCGCATACCTCACAAAGTGGATGATCCAAAAGAAACTGTATACGAATTTTCTTGTATTCGTAATTTTGCTTTGCTCTTTTGGTACTTAGCCTTTTCATTGTCTCCTGTGGAGGGGTTATTTTAAACTAACTTATTCTTTTTAGCAAACTGCTTTACAATTGATTCCAAGTAATACGAAAGCGTCCATTCCTTTTTTGCTGCCTCCTTTTCGAGGGCTTCCCGTAGGGCTTTTTCACCCTTAAATGATAGTGTTTCCTTTGCCATTATGAGCGCTAAGATATACAGTGTATACGATATTTACAATAGGGTGGACAAAAATAAAGTTGAAATATTTTAAACAAGGATTAGGAATATTCGTATACATCGTATACTTTTACTTAACAATTAAACGGTAAAGCAAAATGAAAACACTTGAAAAGCTAAAGGCACAATTGGAGGCTGTTTACAGTCAGATGCCACAGACTCACTTCCAAATGGAGCAGCGCGATAAGTCAGCATTTTTGATTTCTAAAGAAATTGAGCGGCTTGAAAATCCAATCGGGTACGAGGAGAATAAAAATCATTGGGACGGTCACGAAATCAGATTATAATCAATAACCAAAATGAGAACAAACGACCTAGTAACCCGCAACGCTAAAAACTTATGAAATTTGACTACCTGGCTTTTAAATTTATGATTACCTGCATTCTTATAGTTGTAGGGTTTTGTTTTCTAGTTATGATACCAGCTTGTTTTGACACGCCAAAACCTGGAAGTCCTAATTTTGCATATGCTTTAATTTCTGCATTCATAATTGCAGCTATTACTCTTTACCTTTTAAATAAATACTTATGAAAACCCAAGACTTAATAAACCGCAGAATTGAAGCCAAAAAGGCTGTACAAGATTCCATCGATAAAATTTCAAAGGGCAAGACTATTGAAACCTACGTTATAGCCGGGTTTTCTCTTATTGTGTTGGTGATAGTTTTTATTTCTTTCTTTTAAACTAAAAATGTATGGCACTTTATCACGGATTTGGAACAGTAACAAAAGAATACAAAACAATCAAACCAAATAGAAATATGTGCGGTGGTTGTTATAACGCTGCGTACTGGCATGGCCTCGGAGGGTCTAATAAATGCTGGTCATTTGATTCTTCTAAGGTGGTTGATAAAATCGCATACCCTAATATACATTGCAACGACTCACAGCGAAAGAAGTATAAAAAGACACTTTCATGTTATCACGGAGTAAACAAGTAAAAACCCCTATATGATAGAACAGAAAACAGAAAAAATATGAGCGAATCATTGCAACAACAAGTTGATAAAATGGATTACGGTAAACTATCAATTCAGTTCGGATGGACTGATGTAGAAATAGCCACCATTCAAAGCACAGTAGCTAAGGGAACGACAAAGGTAGAATTGGCATACTTTCTATCACTGGCAAAGTCGGTAGGGCTAAACCCTTTTAATAAGGAAATATGGTGCTATAAAGATTCAAAAGGCAACCTTTTAATATTTTCAGGGCGTGACGGATTCTTAAAGAAGGCACAGGAAAACCCGGCTTTCAATGGGGTTCGATCTTCCGAGGTTTGCGAAAAGGATGTCTTTGGAATTGATGTTGCCAATAATGTAATCAATCACACAATCAGCACAGCAGAACGTGGGAAGATCATCGGGGCTTATGCTATTGTATTTCGCAAAGAGGGAGAGCCTACAGTTGAATGGGTATCTTTTGAAACCTATAACAAGGGTTACAACGCATGGAAAACACACCCTGCCGAAATGATTAAGAAGGTTGCAGAATCACACGCACTTAAAAAGGCTTTTGGAATTACGGGGGTTCTGGTTGAGTATGACTATGATACCAAAAACCAAACATTTGGATCTGTTAAAACATTGCCGATGTTGCCAGATCAGTACTTCAGGAAATTGATGCTCTCCATCGATTCTAAACCGGATGACGTGCGCGAAGTGCTTGAACAGGTAGACTTTGACCTTACACAAAAAGAACTACTTAGAAACAAATTAAATGAATCCACTACTAAGTGAAATTTCCGCTGTTGTATCTGACCAAGGGTCGGACGGATGGAACCTGGCAAGGGTTGGACGCTTTACCGCTTCTGAAATGTATAAATTGATGACTGAACCCAAAACAAAAGAGGCAAAAGAAGCAGGGTTACTTTCTGAGGGTGCAATGACCTACGTTAATATCAAGGTTGCCGAAGTGATGACGGGCCAACCAAAAGCCGAATCATACGCATACCCACTTGTTTATGGGAAGGAATTGGAGCCACAGGCAATTGAATATTTTCTTAAATTAAACCCAGGCTTTACATATGAACCGGCAATGTTCGTTCCTTTTGGTGACCATAGTGGAGGCTCGCCCGATGGATATATAAATGAAACCGATGGTCTCGAGATAAAATGCCCATTCCAATCAGAGAATCAAGTAGATTACTTAATGCTTACCGATCAGTATGACCTAAAAAGAAATCATCCAAATCACTATTGGCAGGTAATGAGTAATCTACTTTTCACTGAGAAAGAACGCTGGCACTTTGTAACTTATGACCCCCGTATGACACAGGAAAAGCACAGAATGACCCACATCATAGTGAATCCTAACCCGGAAGATTTCGACCGGATCATTAAAAAAATAGCTAAAGCCGTAGAAGAAAAGCTAAAACTTTTAAAAATGCTAGCATGAAAAAAGACCACAAATATTTAATCGAACACGAAGACGACCTGGACTATGCCGACACTTACTCCATCCTATGGGTTCTCTGGAGAGTAATTTTAATACCTCTTTTGTTCCTTGCTTCTATCATCGCCTTGTCTCTAACTCCTTTCTGGCTGGCTCAGATTAAAGCCACAGAGGATGTTAAAGCCGCTATCATTGCGCTGGCTGTGTTGTGCCTTCTGGTTATTGGATTGTTAGTGTGGAGGTGGTTAAAATCTTGGAAGGTATGAAAGAATGGACACCTGAAGTGATCGACGGGCACATTAACGTACCTGATGAACTGGATAAACTTGTGAACTATGTTGGTATGCAGCTTAGATTCCACACTATATCAGGTAAAAGCGAAGGTGAAACTATTGTCCACATCGTTTGGAAAGCACAGAAGTTTTTTAGTGAACACCCTGAACTTTTAATCAAAGAATAATGAGCAGTCACCCAAAAACGAAGCAACCAGGTAAACGTAGGTACATCCACGCGAAAACCGCTGAATCTGGCACCCTACAGAGCAAAGAAAAGGCTTTCTATCTATCCGATGATATTAAAGATTGGTGTACAGGTAGAAGTCATATATGTAATAAGGCTCCTTACTTATTCTAACCCACCCCGGAAAAGCAGAAAATATGAAAACATCAAAGACAAAAACATTCCAAAAAGGCACCGATTACCAGGATTTAGTTGATTTTTTCCATGAGTGGTGTAATTACGAATTGACAGATGAGGTAAAAATGGAAGATACCGTGGCATTGAGTGACGCAAAATATGTCATAACAATCACAAAAATAACGGAATAGTAAATGCCACCCCGGAAAAGCAACCGATAAATCTATGGATAAAAGTGAACGTAGCAATCTAAAAGACATTCTAGCCACGTTAAAAGCCACCCAAGAGAGAAAACGTAGGCTGCAAAAGAAACTGTCAGCAATCGGCCGGCAGTTAAGATACGACGACTCTATAGCAGAAATCAAGCTGCAGGAGTATTTAGAGGTGAATGAATCCTTAAGGGGTGTTCGGATCTATGAAGCTCAACTTTGCTGGCTTAAAAACAGGATGGTATGAAACACTGCCTTAAATGCCACAGGGATAAGCCAGAAACAGACTTTCCGGAGTTTGTGAAGAAATACACGTCTACCTCAGGAGAGGCTTTAGAATACGTTTTAAGGCGTAACAGGTGCCGGGAATGTATGAGGACGTATTTTCAGAGTTATTACCAAACAAATAAAAGGGTTTATTAAAAAAATGTCTCTCAGTGCTTGCAGGAGAAGAGAAAATTAAGGGGCTTAGGCCCTTTTTTTATGTCGTTGCGGTGAGTTGCGCTATTTAACATAATATTTATTTCTTGCAAATACAGCT